CTATGTTAACTTTGTTTAATGCCATGTTTTCTATATGTGCATTTAACTTATCCGTGGTCTTGTAAAGATCTTCGATCATCATGAATTGTTCCGAGTCCGCGGGAAGTGATCCGAGTTGGCCCCGTGGCCATTTTATTCTAAACTCTGTATTTTCTGCTAAATCTTTTTCCATTAATTGTATTCTAGTGTCAGCTATGTTTAATCTTTCAACAATCTGGAAATAGCCCATCGTGCCGAGGGCGACGATTATAATCAAACTAGCAACCGTCTTCATAGGCATCTGCACAGCAGCGGATTCAGATATTGTTAAAGGTTTCTTACTCATTTAATTTTGGTTTTGGTAGCGGGATTATAATATCTTTTAGCTCATATTTCAATGGTGCGTGGTCCACTGGCCTTACAAAAAAGGCCAGTAAACAAAACAAAAGTATCAGTATCGCTGTGAATGCATAGTTCATAGCTACTAAACTCCTTCATTTAGTCAGTCCAAAACCAACTTTTAATTTTTTTCCAAAGTCTTTTAATCATGTTTCCTCCCATGTAATCTTCATATGTTTTTATCACAATATTATTACACATGTAACAACTACATTGATCGCATTTACGACCACAATGACAATCGTGTTTGCATTCAAAACAAAACGTTTTCATTTTTTCTTTTCTTCAATTTCATAGAAGAACTTGTCGGTATCTTCTGTCCGCCATGCTCTACTATCTTCAACATTCCATTCATTTGTTTGCACTTTCCAATCAGGAATATTATCTTTTACTGTGAAAGAAGGTATGTCCCATATACATCGATTGTTTGGTTGTGCTGCATAATTACCATCGTCTAGTGCAATTATGTGAGCGCACTTGTGTTCGTGCGGAATCTCTGAATGATCAGTGTCAACTATGTTACTCTCTGGATGTGCAAAGTCAACAGTAAATAAATATTTTCCTGGATGCCATTTTTTATCTTTACCGATATACTTACCGGCTTGACCATCTAAGATATCCCAACAAGTAATAGCAGGATAATAACTAAAACAATTCCAGAGCTGAAGCTCATCAAGTCTACGTTGAGGAACATCCTTAGCCTCAAATCCACGTTGTATAAAAGCTGTGATAGGTAATCTATAAAAGACTGCACCGTTTTCCATAATCGCGTGCCAAAGAATCGATTTACCTGTAATAGCTGACATACCAAAGATAATACAATCTTCAACTTCGCCATGATGAGCTTTAAGATCATATAAGTATTCTCTTCTAATTTGTGCGTATGTTACAGGAATGTTTGCATTCAAGTAAGCCATAGCACATTATATAACGATTGCTCCTACGATAAGGCCTGCAACAAAACAAACGATTTCTCTTCTGTTATGTAATTGCCATACCATAAATTTATCTACATATTTTTTCATGTTTCCTCCTAGTGTATGTCACCCCAGTTTTTACCGGATTCGTAGTCTACCTTGTTTGGTATCTCCAAGTCAACTGCTGATTCCATGACATCCTTAATTAGTTTAGCTTGTTTATCACTTTCTACAGAAATATCTAGTTCATCGTGTATCTGTATGTGTGGTACAATTCCTTCTTTATATAAGTCAAGCATAGATTTTTTTGTCATGTCTGCAGCTGATCCTTGTATTAATTTATTTAATGCTTTGTATGTGTATGCACGTCTTATGCCTGGACCATGTTCTTGTACTGCTTGTTCAAAAGGCAATGCTTTGTGCATACCAAATTGATTAGGTTCCCATAGATGGAAGCGACAAAGACGGCCAAGTAATGTACGGATTTGTCCACGTTGTTGTGCTCTGTTAGACACACTCTTCATTAAAGTTTTAACAAATGGTACTCTGTTGTGATAAATAGAAAATAATTCTTCTGCTTTATCTTTAGATACTCCAAGCTCTGCTTGTAGTTTAGCTTTACCCATACCATAAAATAATCCAAGGTTAATTGTTTTTGCTTGTGTTCTTGGTATCTGTGCCATCTTTGCAACGATAGTGTGAAAGTCTGCATCACCATCATTGTATGCGTTCTTAACTTCAAAGACGCTTGCGTCTTGATCCAGGGATGCATAGTGCACTACAAGTCTTGGTTCTTGTTGACTGTAGTCAAAGCATCCCCACTCGCAACCAGACTCAGGTACAAAGAGGGATCTGATTAAAGGACCTAAGTCTTTGTTGCGCGCAGGAATTTGTTGTAGATTGGGATTCGAATAAGAGAATCTTCCAGTTACTGTCCCTCCACTATCAGATCTAATTTGATTTATATCTGCGTGTATTCTACCTTTATGTTCGTATTTAATAATTGTGTCTATGAATGTCGTATGTGCCTTGTTTATTTCTCTAGCTTTTGCTATACATTGTACTAACGGATGTTCATGTGATGAAAGGAAATTTTTAGTAAATGATGGAGAATTTGTTTTTGTGGTTCGCTCATAAGGTAGGTTCAGTTTTTGAAAAACTTTCTCTATTGAACGTGCAGCCCATATTTGAACATCTTCTTGTGTTTCTTTTTTTATCTTGTGTAATAATTCTTTTTCTTCTCCAGCTAATTGTTGCTTTAATTTGTGAGCACCTTCTACGTCTACACGGACTCCTAAGAACCGCATATCGACTAGGCAAGGGAAAAGTTCTGTCTCTAGTTCAAAGATAGATCCTAGATCCTGGTCGCTTATTTCTTTTTGCATGACTCTCCACAAAGCTAGCGTTAGTTCTGCATCACGTTCTGCGTAGCTGCCAACATACATTGCTGGCATCTTCCACATATCTGCTTTAGGATCTAGTCCCCATTCTTTTGCAGCTGCAACTAATTCTGTTTCGTTCTTACCTTTACCACAATAATCCCAACCCAAAGATCCAAGATCATATCTAAATCTATTTTCATTTACAAGGGATGCTGCAATCATTGTGTCGTAAATGTTTCCATTTATTTTTATACCCATGGCCCGAATCCAACACACATCGTACATTGCATTGTGAAAAATTTTATCGGCTGGACATTCACAAATGTCCTTAAACCATTGTAAAACCTTGTTTTTTTCAAGGTTACCACCACCCTCGTGATCGAAAGGAAAGTATCCTGCGTAGCCATCTACAGCCACTGCGATACCTACAACCTTACCTCTACCAACAACAGAACCTGTACCCAGACTTTTTAAATCTGGATCGTAAGTTTCTAAGTCAATAGCAATTGTATCTGCTTGTCTTAAATCTGGAAATTCTGTAGGTTTAACCCACTCTGTTTGTGCTTCAATCATAAATATGTTTTTTCTCTACTATGTTTTCTATTCTTTTTTTATTACTAAAAGCATATAAAGATGCATCATGGTTATATGGAAATATCTCCCATGTTAAATCTCTACGTCCTTCCAATGCTAAATAAATTTCTAATCTAAATTTGTGTTTAGCAATCATAATGTGTTTAACTTTCCTCGCCTTCTGTGGCATAGTCCCTTTCAATAATCATTTCTATAAAGTGTATTGCTTTCAATAGATCCTGCTTCTTTCCTTTATCGCGATGGCGAATAATATATTTTATAGCACATCCTTCCGGATAGAGCAACTCATTCTCGACTACAAACTTACTCGGTTGAATTTTATATTTTTGGTAGTGACTCCCGCCGTGCTGCTTGTCCCAAACTTTACTCATAGTTTAAACTCCTTTGATTTGTTACTGCACTTTATTAAAAATAAATTTTGCATAGTTCGTGTGATTCCTACATACCAAACTCTAAATTCCTCTTCTTCTTTTGCTTTAGATTTTTTAGATCCTTTGATTGTATTTGTAGTTTGATTTAAAAACAAAACTACATTAGTTGCTTCACCACCTTTAGCTCCATGTATTGTAGAAATTTTTATTCTTGGTTCTTTAGATAAATTTTCTTTGTTGCTTAACATAGCTCGCATATATTCTTTTTGTGATAAGGACCCAGTGTTAAATGCTTCGTACCATTCTTTTGTAAGATCCTTGTCGCCTGATACTCGTTCCTTGATTCTTTGTTCCTGTACTTCACCAATAGGTTCACCACGTTTTAGTTTATCCCACGATAAAATATCTTCGTACAAACTTTTACCAATACTATTTCCTTGAGCTGTACTAAAAAAGAAACCTTTACGTTTTAAATATGGAGCAATAGGTTTTAATAATGCTTTGGTCCTAGTAAGAATTAACCAATCACCTTCTGTTAAATCTATGTCGTTAAGTTTGTATCTTTCAAAAATCATTCCGCTCTCTGACTTTGGCAAATAATCTTTTTGTATTCTGTTGTAATAAATTCTGTTAATGACTCCTAAAGCTTTTTGTTGTATAATGCTCGGCACTCTTTCAGATTTATTTAGAAGTATTTCTCTTGACTCCCAATTTATAAATGACTCTACATCTGCACCAGCCCAACCAAATATTGCTTGATCATCATCGCCTGCAACCCACACATCACATCCTGTGTCTTCTTCTATTTTATTTATCATAGCCCATTGTATTAAAGACAAATCTTGTGCCTCATCTACAAATATAACTTTAAACTTTGGTGTCTTATCTTCGTGTTGTTTTAAAAATTTTTCTAACATGTCTGTAAAATCAATCAGACCATATGTTTTTTTATAATTATTTATCTCTGTTTCTATGGCCAGTAGTTTACTTCTTTCTATCCAGGTCAGGTGTTCATTCAAATCAAACTGGTCTCCCACTGGTATTTGTTTAACTCTAGCTAAATTAATAATGCTTAGGTATTCACTATCTGATGAGAAGATTCCATTAAAGTTATTTGTTTCATAGGCTGCATATTTAATTTGTATGCCAGCGCTTTCACCAATTGCTTTGTAATTACCTTCCTGCATTACGTTTTCTTCTTTGAGTCCTAGATTATTAAATGCAAGTGAGTGTAGTGTCTGAAAATATTTTATATCTTTTTTTTCAAGATGTTCATTTTGGGCCAAGAATCTATCTCGTGCTTCACCTGCTGCTTTACGTGTAAACGCAAAGTATCCTATCTGTTCAAGTCGTGTTCCTTCTTTGACATACTTATGCACGGTGTTTAATAATCTTCTAGTCTTACCTGTACCTGGTGGACCTACTACTTTATATCTAGCCATTAGTAGTTGTTCTCCTTTCTTGGTACTGGTTTGTATTCTATTTTATCTACATGTAATTGCACTACCTTACATACTTTGAGAGTTTTGCCATCTACATTTAGAGAATGATCAAACTCTACATTACATTTGTCTTTTAATTTTTGTGCAATCTTTTCTTCTGGTATTTTCCAACCATTACCTAAGTGTTCAATAAAAGAATTAAATCTAAAGTAATGATAACCATCTTCTGTATAGCATGAGCCATTGTGTATTTGATTTCTTTGGTGTGCTTGTGGTCCATTGATACAATATTGAAACAGCTCTTCTTCTAATCTGTCTTCTACCTGAGTTCCTTTTGGTGGTGTAATCTTTTGTCCATTCCTACGCCACTCGTTTAATTTTGCTCTAAAATCTTTTGGTTTAAGTGGTTCAAAGTATACTCCTGTTTGTTGCCACACTAAATTTAAAACTTCTTTTTGTGTTGTCATTAGTTTAGTATTGCTAATAATAACCTGTATCTTGTCATCGTTTGGCATAATGACATTGAATCTGTACTCTGGTTCTGCGTAGGTAATCATCTCAAAATCTTGTATCTCTGGAAACACAGAAATGCTGTCTGACTTAACACCAAAAGCTCTTTTGTAACAAAGACTACGCATACATTTATCTTTGATAGGATCTTCATAACAAGTATGCCCTGCTGTTTCTCCCTTCCATGCTTTTATTTTAAGATCTAGTTTTGCTTTGTCCCATGGTGTTTCAAGATAACTATAGTTTGCTGCAGATACCTGGTCAGGCCATTTGTCTTTGTATTTCTTTTTAGCAAAGACCATGTAGTTATACATAAATCTATCTCGGCCATCATCTAGTTTTGTTTTAGAACATAGAGCTAGACATGGTGGACCATCGTCAAACTCTGGGTTAGTACCTACTAAAATATTTCTGTGTGTATCTTCTACTAATTTATCTAATGTTTCTTTATCTATTTTAGATTCATTGGCAAACTTAATAAATTCTTCTACAGATAGTTTAGAATTATTCTTATCTATGGCATATCGATTTGAGCTACCGTTGTTG